GTGCTGGCCGGGCGCAAGCGCTGCCTGCGTGGCATGAGCCACAACATCGCGGTGTTGCTGGGCATGAAGGCCGGCACGCTGACGACGCGGCCCGCCCGTGTTGCGCCGGTGCGACCGCGCAAGGCAGCAGGCCAAGCAACTGAAGGGGCAGCGGCGTGAACTGCCGCATCACGCTGGCACCGTGGGAGTGCCGCCAGGTCGATGCGGCGCTGCGGGTGTCGTTCCAGGGTTGGTACTGGTCGGTGTTGGGCCTTGAAGGGGTTCACGTCGGCCACCTGATGCTGTGCGCTCCAGCGCCTGAAGGCGATGCTCTGTGCCTGCGATTCTTGAATGGACCGCAGCCAGACATTTGGGCATCACGGATTGCGCCCGTTCACAGTCCCCTGCATACGTGCCCACGGTGCGGCACGCCAGTGCATTCGGGCACGCCGACCACAGAAACGCCTCCAGCGCATCGATGTGCATGCCCTGATGCGCATGCTGGCTGCACGCCTGCAGGGCCACCAACAGCCAGCCCTCGGGAGCACAGGCACCGCCGCACTTCGGGCACAGCAGGCGCGGCACCTGGCGCTGGTTATGCACCCAGGTTGTGGGTTCTGGTTGCTGGCCTGTCACCCGCTCATGGCAGGAGTGGCAGCGGTAGATTGCATCGGGCATTGCGGATGTCCTCGTGGGGCGTTGAATGAAGACCGAACTTTACGGCTTGCAACAGCGTTGCAGTCTGTACAAAACAGGTGTTTGTTTGGAAGCGGTTTGCAGCATGCCAGCAAAGGCTTTCCAGTGAGCCGGCGCAACTGGAAACTGGTCAAACCGACCAGCGCGGTGGCCGCGTTGCGGCTGTGCAAGGAGTTCGCCGCCGAGCGGGCCAATCTGTCGGTGGAGCGCATTGCCGACCGGATGGGCGTGAGCCATGACAGCCTTTACAAGTGGCTGAGCACCGGCCGTCTGCCGGCCATCCTGCTGCCCACATTCGAGATGGTGTGTGGTTGCCACTTCACGACCGAGTGGCTGGCTGCCAGTGCGGGCAAGTTGGTGATTGCCATGCCCACGGGCAAGACGGCCACGCAGACCGAGATGGTGGCGCTGAACACCGGTTTCAGCGCCGCGCTGCAGTTGCTGACCGACTTTTACGCCGATCGGGCCGACCCGGAAACGACCGTGGCCGCGCTGACGGCGCACCTGACCAAGGTGGCCTGGCACCACGCCAATGTGCTGCAGCACGCGGCGCCAGAACTTGATTTCAACGCATAGGAACAGCCATGGCTAAAAAGACACAACAGATGACGCCCAGTGCCGATGAGCGCATGGCCGCTGCACAGGTGGCGTCATGAGCGGCGAAGACTCCAAGACCAGCGCGCAGGTGCTGCGCGCGCTGGCCATGCTGGAGCACCTGGCCGGCGAGATGCCGCGCGGGCTGAGCAACAAGGACCTGGCGGCGGCGCTGCGGGTGCCACCCAGCTATGTGACGCGCACGGCGGAGACGCTGATCGAAAAGGGCTGGGTCGAGAAGGACTCGGCGACCGGGCGCTTTCGCATCACGGGCCAGTTTTCCCGGCTCACGTTCCGCGTGCTGGCCGGCTTCGAACGCGCCGAGGGCGGTTTGGCTGACCTCAAGCGCAACTACTCCATCCACTCCTGAGAGATACAAAATCATGGCACGTACAACGAGTAAAACACAGACGCCTGCACCGGCCCCGCTGGTAAATGAAGTGGCGCTGGAGCGCATCGAGAGCGCGGCAGGGGAGTTGGTGGTGTTGCAGGATGCGATAGACCTGAAAAGCCGGGCGCTCGCTGCTGAACTCCGCTACGAAGGTTCACTGACCATCGGTTCGATAGAAGATGAAATTCGCTTCTATCAACGTCGTACAGTGGAGGCTTGTCTTGAACTCGGCAAACGCCTATTGCTGTTGAAGCAGATAGCCCCTCACGGGACATTTACGGACCGTGTCGTGATGCTTGGGCTAGCGGAATCTTCAGCTCGCCGATTCATGCAGGCGGCCGCGAAAACTGCCAAATCCCCCAATTTGGGGGTTTTGAGCACCCAGGTCAAAAGTCTCAGCGCTTTCCTGGAACTCGTCACTCACGACGACGACGTTCTTGAAAACCTCAAAGACTTGGACAACGTTGATCGCATGAGTGCCAGCCAGCTGCGGTCTGCGCTGCGCCAGTCAGAGAAGGATGCCGAATTCGAAGCCGGAAAGCGTCAAAAAGCCGAGTCCCGCGCCGATATCGCAGAGAAGAAGCTGGCCGGCAACCGCCCCATCGTGGTCCCGCTTGACGAGCGCATCACCCCGTTTCAGGTCGAAATCACCGAGCGCCAGAGCTTTATCGAAAAAGCCCTGGTCGCGCACCACGAGGCGGTGTCAGCACTCGAAGTCTGGTTCAATACCGAACTCGCCAGCCAGCCCGGCTACGACCCCGAGGCCTATGCCCCGATGCCCCAGGGCATGCGCTTGGTGCTGGTGCACCTGGACGATGCAGCGCAGCGCGCGGCGCACCTGGTGGCCTCGCTGCAAAGCGAGTTGATGAACCGCTTCGGCCCGGACATCGCAGCCGCCCGACAGTACCTGATGGACGCCAACGGTGCCGATGGTGCAACCGATGCTCTGGCCGCTTAAGGTGAATGACGTCATGGGAGCCCTCAGCCCGGAAATTCACCAGTACGTGTGCGGTCTCGCCGGCCGTCTCGATGCTGTTGGCCATGGCGGCGCGACGTCTTTGGTGCAAGAAGCGGCAGCATTTCTCAAATGGTCGCCGCAAACGGTGTACCGCCAGTTAAAAGCCGCTGCAGGATGGTCATCAGGTCGGCGCCCACGCGGCGACAAAGGGGCGACCAGCGTGTCCACCGATGCGCTGCTGAAGCTGGGCACGGCGCAGCGCGAAGCAGTGCGCGACAACGGCAAACAGACGCTGTTCACAACGACAAGCCGGGGCATGCTGGAGCAAAACGGCGTGGCTTTCGGGGTGAGCAATGGCCGCTTGAACACTTTGATGCGCGACCGCAAACTGAACGTGGGCGCCCAGCGTGTGGCCACGCCGGTGCAAGCGCTGCGGGCACCGCACCCCAACCACACGCACATGGTGGACCCTTCGTTGTGCCTGATTTATTACATGCGCGACCGGCAGTACATGGTGCGGGACCGGGAGTTCTACAAGAACAAGCTGGACGGCATGGCGAAGGTCAAGTTCAAGGTGTACCGCTATGTGCTGTACGACAAGGCCAGCGGCGCCATCGTGCCCTGGTATTGCGAGGCGGCAGGGGAAGACCAGCACAACCTGTTCGAGTTCCTGATGCACGCCTGGGGCGAGCAGCCGGGGCGGTTGTTTCGCGGTGTGCCCCAGTTCATGTTCTGGGACAAGGGGAGCGCCAACACGTCGGCTGCCATTGTCAATCTGTTGAAGCACCTTGAAGTGACGCCGCTGGACCACCAGGCCGGCAATGCGCGGGCCAAGGGCGGTGTGGAGAACGCCAACAACATCGTTGAAACGCAGTTTGAAAGCCGCCTGCGCTTTGAGCCGGTGCATGACGTGGCCGGGCTCAACGCCGCCGCCTTTGCCTGGGCCAATGCCTACAACGCGAACATGATTCCCGGCCAGGAGACGCTGTTGAAGCGCGATGGCCTGCCCATGCCAACCGCCCGTTACGACCTGTGGCAACTCATAGCCGCCGAGCAGTTGCGTCTGTTGCCGCCGGTCGATGTCTGCCGCATGTTGATGGCCTCGAAAGAGGAAGAGCGTCGGGTGCGGCCAGACCTGTCGGTGCAGTTCAAGCATGCGGCGGCGGAGCGTTCGGCGATGTACAGCCTGCGTGGGCTGGCCGGTGTGAGCGTGGGCGACAAAGTGATAGTGCGCGCCCTGGTGTACGGCGACTGCGCGATTCAGATATCGGTGCCGCGCTACGACGGTGCGATGCTGACCTACCGGGTCGAGCCGGAGCGCGCCTACGACCGTTTTGGCCAGCTGGAGCGCGCCGCCGAGATCGGTGCCGAATACAAATCGACGAAGCGCACGGAGGCCGAGCAGGCGGCGACGACGATGGACCACACGGCCTATCCGGGCATGACGGAGGACGAGGTGAAGAAGGCGCGGGACAAGAAGACGGCGCCGTTCGAGGGCAAGTTGGTGGCCCACAGCTATCTGCACGATGTTGTGCTGCCGACGTACCTGCCGCGCGCCGGGACCGAGATCGAGCCGGTATCGGTGGCGCGGATGGAGCCTGCCATGTTGGGTTCGGTCGAAGCGATGCTGCGTATCGTGCGGGGCATTGGACGCTACCTGACGGCCGACGAGAACACGTTCATATCCGCCCGTTATGCCGATGGCGCGCCGGAGGACCAGATCGAAGCGCTGATTGCCCAGTTCACTGCGCCCGATGTTCCACCCCTGCGTGCGGCCGGTGGCCTGCGCGCGGTCTGAGGCCATCGCCATGCTGAAACTCAAAAACGAGATGGTGACGCGTGCCATCAGCCAGTTGACGCTGGGGCGGGCCATCGGCGTCTCGGCCGCCACGATCAACCTGATCTCCAACTACAACCGCTGGCCCAAGCGTTTGGGCGGCGAACCCGCCTTGCGCCCCCGCATTGAGGCTTACCTGATCGCTCAAGGTGCAGACCCGCAAATGGTGTCTGCGCTGTTTGACGAAGTCCCTCAGAAGCTGCGGTCCAACGCAGCTTCTGAGGCTGCAGCGAACGCTGCCGACCACGGCCCCCAAGGCAATTCAGACGATATCGGGGACGCTTTCATGTTACTTCGCAAACACACCCTATCCCGCGCCGCACGTGCGCATTTCAAGATTGTCCGTGACCCGTTCACGGACGAGATGAATGACGAGGCAGACGTTTTTCTGTCGGACGATATTCGCTATGTGCGGGCGTCGATGCGGCAGACCGCCAAGCATGGCGGCATGCTGGCGGTGATTGCCGAGAGCGGAGGCGGCAAATCGACGCTGCGCCATGACCTGGCCGAGTGGATCAACACGGCGGGGGAGCCGATCACGGTGATAGAGCCGTATGTGATCGGCATGGAGGACTCGTCGGTCAAAGGCAAGGCGTTGAAGGCGGGAGACATCACGGGTGCGGTGATTCGGGCCATGTCGCCGGGCACCACCATGCGGGCCGGTTCTCAGGATCGGGCGGCGCAGATGCACAGCATCTTGAAGGCGAGCGCGCAGATCGGACGCAAGCATGTGCTGATCATTGAGGAGGCGCATTGCCTGGCGACGCCGACGCTGAAGCACCTGAAACGCTTTTACGAGCTGCAGGATGGGTTCAAGAAGTTGCTGTCGATCATCCTGATCGGGCAGACCGAGCTGCAATGGAAATTGAGCGAACAGAACCCGGATGTGCGCGAGGTGGTGCAGCGCTGCGAGCTGGTGACGCTGCCGGCTCTGGACAACCAAATAGAAGGCTATTTACGCCACAAGCTGAAGCGCGCCGAGCTGGACTTTGACACGCTGGTTTCACTCGATGCGATCGACGAGATTCGCAACCAGCTGCGCCATTCTGAGACACAGACGCAACGCGGCCGGCGTGTGGTGCAGTCGCAATCGCTGTGCCACCCACTGGCGATCAACAACCTGGTGAGCGCGGCAATGAATGAGGCGGTGAAGATCGGCGCGCCAAAAATCACTGGTGCGCTGATCGCGGCCGTGGCGAGGTCAGCATGAAAAAGTACCGCGTCCGCATCACGATGCAAGACGGTTCACACGGCGAGCACCACGGGCTGTACGTGGGCGGGTTTGAGGCGGTGATCACCGCGATGGACCTGTTTCCCGATGCACGGCGCATCAGCGCGGTGCAGTTGCCGCCCTCTATCGCGGGGGTGCGCGCATGAACCGCGATTGCAAATTTCCGTTTGCGCCGGGCGTCATCACGATGGCCTCGCGCAAGGGCGTGCTGCACGCCGTACTGGACGTGCTGCGCCGTTGGTTCCACCTGTTGGGAGGTCGTTGACATGAGCATGGTTCTACTGGGCAAACGGGGCATTCCCAAGGGTGGCATGACCTGTCAGGTGAAGCTGGCCACCTTGGCGTATTTGGTCGACCACGGCGGCGAGTGGACGTCTGCGCAGCTGCAGAAGATGCTGTACCTGAAGGGGATCGAGGTGAATTCACCGGTGTTTTCCTCGGTGTTGAGCAAGCTGCGCGCCAAGGGCTTGATCAGCAAGCGTTTCAATCAGCTGGGCGTGCTGGTGTGGTTTGCTGGAACAGAAGACTGGACAGCAGCGCAAGCCAAGGCGACGGGGGCGCGCGATGCGGCTGGTCTGTCCGACACGTCGCGCCACTATGGCATCCCGGCCGCACCACGCCAGAACGATGTGATGCACGGGCCGGTTTACGTGCCGCCGCAGGTCGCTGCGCATCGCGCCGGGTCGATGGACCACCTGCAGTCACCGAGCCGGGTCGGTGGGGTGCGCTTGGCGTATCGGAGCGGGCTATGAGCGACAACGAGTTGGCAATGGCGACGGCAGCGGAGCTGGATAGGGCCCAAGCGCTGATTCAGCGAATCGAAAAATTGCTTGACGGGGAACCCCTTGAGGCAGTGCTCAACGCGTTGTTGAGCATTTACATCGTGTCGGCCGAGTGCCACCTATCCCATACACAGCTTGCTGGCCGGATCTTCGACAAAGCCAGTAAGCATCTGCTCGCCTATGCCGTCCACATGCCCTCGGGCACCACTTCTATTCACTGAAAAAGGTCTTTCTCATGAACCAAAAAATCATCCCTGACGGATACCGCGAGAACGCTCGCGGGGAACTGATTCCCGTCAACAAAATCAAGCCGATTGACCTGGTGCGCAGCGACCTGGTGCTGAACCTGTGCCAGCGTGCCTTTCTGCAGTCGGCAGCGCTGACCAAGTTCAAAATGGACGTGTTTGGCGAGTTGTCGTCGTTCGTTGAACTGAGCAATGCCGAGTACGACGTGCATTTAGGCGGCAACAAGGGCAATCTGACGCTGATCACGTTCGACGGTGCCTATAAGCTGACGCGCCAGATTGCGGACACCATCGTTTTTGGCCCGTCGCTGCTGGCGGCCAAGGAGTTGATCGATCAGTGTGTGCAGTATTGGGCGCAGGGTTCGAACGACAACATCCGGGTGCTGGTCAACCACGCCTTCCAGACCGATAAGTTGGGCAAGATCAATACGGATCGGGTGCTGGCGCTGCGCCAGCTTGATATCAAGGATGCGACTTGGTTGCAGGCGATGAACGCTATCGCTGACAGCATCCAGACGGCCGGCAGCAAGCCCTATGTTCGCTTTTACAAGCGAAATGACCTGACGGGGGACTATGACCCGATCACCTTGAGCGTGGCGGCGGCATGAACGCCGCCCTCAACTACACGCCAGAGCAAGGGTCGCTTGCCTGGAAGGTCATCCAGTTCCTGACGACCAACCCGGAAGAACTGCTGAAAGCCGAAGACGTGTCGGCGAAATTCGATGTGACTGTTCGCGGCGTTCACTCCGCGATGTCATCGGCCGTGATGTGCGGCATTTTGACGCGCACGGAAGACCTGAGTGACGGTGAACTGGTTTATCGACTCGGCACGGGACACCCCAGTGTGCCGGCCAGCACGGCGGCAGCGCCAAGCCTTCTGCATAACGCTACCGGCACCGCTTTTCCAACCCGGCAGCCAGCGCGCCAGAAGCGTCAGCGCACGGTGATCGATATCGATGCGATCAAGCTGGAAACCGATGTTCCTCTTCCGATGTCATTCGACTATTGCCCGAAATCCAAGTGGCCGACGCTGTTTGCTCGCATGTCCATCGGCCAATCGTTCGTTGTGCCTGCAGCATCGATATCTGCGGTTAGCAAAGCCATGACGACCTACCGCAAAGCAAATGAAGGCGTCAAGATGGCGCGTCGCGCGCTTGATGACGACACCATTCGTGTCTGGAGGATCAAGTGAACGGCGTTCCGTCAGTCGTTGGGTACCGTGTCGATCAGCTTTCGGAGGCAGATCATGCGGACCGTTGAAGTCGTCGGGTCGGCCTCTGGCATGGCCGGCGCGCTACTGCTCGCGACGCAGTACCCGCCCGGCCTGGGCTTCGCCGCCTTTCTCCTGAGCAACTTCGCCTGGCTGATTTTCAGCCGCAAGGGCCGGCACTGGGGCCTGTTCGTGCAGCAGCTGGTGTTCTTGGTGGCGAGCCTGATCGGGCTTTGGAACTGGTGGCTTGGGCCGCTGTTGTCGGCATGACCGCCGCCGCCGACCGCGCCCGCCTGATCAAGCTGATCCACGTCGCCAAGCGTGATCTCGGCCTTGACGAGCCGACCTACCGGGTCATGCTGAGGACAGCTGGAAACGCTGAATCGACCACGAAGATGACGGTTCCAGCGCTCCAGCGGGTGCTGGAACACGCTAAAAAGGCCGGGTTTGTGGTTCGCTCAAAAACGACTGATCGTCGCCAGGACACGCGGCACGAGGCCCGCAAGGTACGGGCGCTATGGCTGTTCCTGCATGCGCTTGGTGCTGTGCGCGACCCGTCCGAGGCGGCGCTGGCGGCTTACGTGAAGCGGATCGCCAAGGTCGATGACCTGCACTGGGCCGATGGCCTCGACATGCTCAAGCTGATCGAAACGCTCAAAAAGTGGGCGCTGCGCTTCTTGCCTGAGCGCCTGGCCGATCTACGCGTCGAGGGCGTGCGGTTGATGCAGACGGCTCCAATGGACGCTGATCAACGTGCTCGGTTTGCCAGCGCGTGTGAGTGCATGGGCGGCGAGCAAACTTTCGACCGCTTGTGGACCGCGTGGGAGTACTTCAGGGATGCCTTGGGCCGAGGCGTCGTTTCCGACATGCAAAAGGAGTTCAAAACAGCATGAGCATGGAAGACTCGCGCATGAAGAAAAAGCGCAATGAACTGTTGGCCGATCTGGCTGATGTGGCAGAGCGCGTCTTCCTTGAGCATGATGTATCTGCCGCAGTGGCCACGATTGCTGCCAACGCCATCATCAACCGGCTGGCCGACTACTGGGCTGGTCAGGTCATCAGTTACCCGAAAGACTCGCCTTGGAGGCTTGCGAAACTGGAGCTTGAGATTTTTGACAGCTTCTTCGGCACCAACACTGACGAGCTGGCTCGCAAATACGATATGACCGAGAGCGGCATACGGCGTCTGATCACCCGCGTTCGGTCCAAATTAACGCCGCCCAATCAGACCGGCCTGTTTGATCCGCCCCACGAGGTTTGAGGCCCACCGCCTCATTTCAATAGGTGTAATCGAATTACACCGGGGCCGTTTTTAAATCCCGCCTCATCCCGTGATGTCCCGATTTATCGCATCACCGCCCGGTGGTTTATCGCAGTCCCCTTCA